TGTCCCTCGTGCGCGACGACGCGCGTCGCTCTCCGACCGCAGGGGAGTACCGGGCGGCCGGCTACGGGGTCCCGGACCACGGTGACGGGCCGGTGCCGGACGATCAGACGCCCGGCCTGGTCTACGCCGACCAGCGGGCGCCGGAGGGCGCCGTGGCGCTGGTGGACACGCCCGCCCCGCTGCCGGCGCCGCCCGTCGAGGCGAGCCCCGAGCCGGATGCTCGGGCCGAGGAGCCATCCGGCGAAGGGCAGGGCGCCGACTCCGCGAAGGAGGCGGCCAAGCCGCGGGCCAAGGGCAGGGAGTCGGCGCGGGCCGACTCGTAGCGCGAGGCAGCCATGAGCATCGACTGGACCTTCTGGCCGTCGGACCCGGCGTACGGGTCGTCGGCCTGGGACTGGCGGCCGCCGTGGCTGCGCCCGGCACGGCCCGGGACGATGGCCTGGGCGCTCCAGCAGACCGCCGGCTCCCCGGTCGAGCCCGTTGACCTGGCCGGCGCCAAGGCGCATCTCCGCGTCGATATCTCCGACGACGACGCCCTCATCCAATGGCTGATCGTGGCCGCCCGCGACTACGTGGAGCGCGCCTCCGGCCTCAGCCTGCTGACGCAGACCTGGAAGCTCTACCTCGACCGCTGGCCGCGCGCCGGCGTGATGGAGTTCTGGCCCTGGGCCGCGCCTCCGTCCACAATCCTGCTGCCGCGGTTCCCCGTCCAGTCGGTGACCAGCGTCCAGTGGTTCGGCTCGGACGGCTCGACGAACACGGTCGCCAGCACGGACTATGCGGTTGATCTCGTGCGCCGGCCGCCGCGCATCGTGCCCGTGGTTGGCAAGTTCTGGCCGTCGATGTCCCTGGTCCCGCAGAACGGCGTCGTGGTCACCTTCGCCGCCGGCTTCGGCGCGCAGCCGTTGACGATGCCGCCGACCCTGCGCCAGGCGATGCTGCTGCTGCTGGGCACCTGGTACGAGAACCGGGAGAGCGTGGTGGTGGACAAGCAGATCAAGTCCATCGAGCTGCCGCAGGGCTTCGAGGCACTGATCGGCCTGCACATGCCGGCCATGGTCGGATGAGGGGCGGCCAGCTCCGGCAGCGCGCGACCCTTCAGCGGCGCGCGGCCAGCGTGGACGCCGAGGGCTCCCCTTCCGAGGGCTGGACGAACGTCGGATCGATCTGGGCCGACGTCCAACCCGTGGGCGGCCGCGAGCTGCTCATGGCCGGCCAGCTCGAGGTGAAGCTGAGCCACCAGGTCGCTACCCGCTACCGCTCAGACCTGGCCGTCACGGCGGGCGCCGCCAGCGGGCACAACATGCGCCTGCTCTGGCGCGGGCGCGTGCTGGACGTGCAGCTCGTCGAGGACCCCGAGGGCCGCCGCCGCCGCCTCAACCTCCTCTGCCTGGAGTACCAGGACTGATGGCGGCCGAGGTGAGTGTCGAGGGCGTCCGCGAGCTCGAGGCCGCGATCGGACCCGTCATCGCCGCCTACCGGCTGGACGTCGAGGAGCGCACCCTCCGCACCGCCGCGAACATCACCGAGCGCGCCAAGGCGCTGGCCCCCGAGCTCCACGAGGCCGACCCGCGCTTCTACCCGGGCGAGCTGCGCGACTCCATCTACATGACCGGGATGCAGGGAGACGCCAGGGGCAAGTTCGTGGCCGTGGGCACGAACTTGCGCTGGGGCGTCTTCCAGGAGTTCGGCACGCACAAGATGGCCGCGCACCCCTTCCTGCGCCCGGCGGCGGCCTCCGTGGCCGGCGGGGCGTCGGGAGCCGCCACCCTCGTCAGCACCACGGCATCGCGCGTCATGGTGCGCCGGGCCCGGCTGCGCGGCGACGTACGTCGCCTCCAGCGCGCTGGGCGCATCACGAACAGGCAGGCGGCTCAGATAAGCCGTCGCATCAGCACTGCCGTCCGACCGCGCCGCCGGCGCTGAGGAGACCAGATGGCCCGCACCGCGATCGTTCCCACGCTCAGCACCATGGCCGGCGTGGTGGCCGCGCCGGTCGCGGTCGATGCCTCGGCCAGCCCTAACGGGATGAGCTTCCCGGCCGCTCCGCGCCGCATCCTCCGCGTCATCACCACCGGCACGCTGACGGCCGTGACCGTACAGACCAACGCCTCGGTGGCGGGCCTGGCGCTGACGGCGCCGGTCATCACGACGGGCGCCACCGCCCAGACGTACATCGGCCCCTTCGGCCAGCACCACACGCAGGCCGACGGTAACGTCTACCTGAACTTCTCCAGCGCCACCGGCGCCACCGTCGAGGTCATCGACCCCGGCACGCCGTGAGGTAGCCCATGCCCCTGACCAGCGAGGGCGTCCTCAAGACCCTGGTGCAATCGCTGCTGCAGCCGATCGTGCCGGGCCTGATCGCCTACCGGAAGCGAGCGCCCGCCGGCCAGGCGCGGCCGTACGTGACCATCCAGGGGCGCATCTCGGTGGTGCCGGGACCGTCCGAGGACGGCGGTTCTGGCACGGCGCTGGAGCTAGCCCAGATCGACCTCTGGCAGGACTGGAAGGATCTCGTCACCGGCGCCATCACGGAGAACTACGCGCTCCTGCCTGCGCTCGAGCACGGCCTCCACGGGGCTCGCACCGCTCCGATCGGCGCCCGCACCGTCTACCGCGTCTACGTCACGAACTGCATCGACATGCCCGAGCCCGACGAGGAGAACCTGATCCACGCAGCGCTCACGGTCGAGTTGATGCGCGAGTTGTGAGGAGGCCCATGGTCGAAATTCAGGTGCCCGTGGGGGCCGGCACGATCACGATCAGCTACGCCGGCGACCCGCCCGTCGCGTACGAGGCCGAGGGCGGTGTCGTCGAGGTGGGCGCGCTTTATGTGGATGCCTTCCTGGCCGCAGTCCCCGGCTCGTCGGTCGTACCGCCGCCGCTGGGCCAGCCCGCGGCGACCGAGCCCGTCCCCGAACAGGGCGTGAAGTCCGCGCCCGGCAAGAAGTAGGAGGCCCCGATGCCGCTCCAGCACTTCACCCGCGTCGTCTCCATCGACGACATGAAGGTGAGCAAGCTTCTCACCGAGCCGGGCACGGGCGTCGGAGCGGCCACGTACGCGGCCTCCATCGACCTCGTGGGCGCGACCATGCTCAAGTTCGCGCCCAAGTACACGAGCCTGACGTTGCGCGGCGACAACGCGGTCCTGGAGACGGACGTGATCCCGGACGTGACCGAGGGTCAGTTCGACTACGGCAAGATCAACCAGGACGCGTTGACGATGATCTGGGGCGGCACCCAGGCCGACGCCGGCGTGACGCCGAACCAGACGAGCACGTTCACGCTGACGGGCGGTCAGCTTCCCGTGTACTTCAAGATCGAGGCGCAGTGCAAGACGACCGACTACCCGACCGGCGACGTGCACTTCGTGCTCTACAAGTGCAAGGTGGTCAGCGGCCCGGAGATGACGTTCAGCGACGCCGCGTACGGACTCCAGGTCGTGACCTTCCGCGCCGTCCAGCCGAAGTCAACGGACCCCATCTTCCGCATCGTCGCCAACGAGACGCTGGTCACGATCCCGTAGGCGCTACAGCAGCCGCCTGAGAATCCAGAGCGGGATCAGGATCGGGGCCAGCAGGATCTTCACGACCCAGCCGGCTACGGTCCACTCCAGCCGCCGTTGCACGACGTTCTTGCGTCGAGCCACCCTCGCACCCTCCAGTACCGCGCCACCAGAACGCCACGGTCAAGCCGGCCGAGCGTGGAGGAACTATCGCATGTCCGAAGCCACGGACGCTCGCCGCTTGCTCGCGCAGGGCACGCCGATCACGTTGGCGGACGGCAGCAGCCGCTCGCTCGTCATACAGGCTCGCGCTCTGGCGCAGATCGAGGACCGCTACGGCTGCCTCGACGCCTACATCGGAGCCCTCAAGCCGGCGACTGGCGGCAAGCTCTTCCACCACCTCGCCTTCACCTTCTCGGTGTGCCTCGGCGTGTCCGAGGACGAGGCATGGGATCTGATGGACACTCGCCTGCTGGAGTCCTACGTTGCGGCCATCGGGGCGGCGATGCAGGAGGCGCTTCCGATGGAGGAGGCCAACCCCTCGGGAAACGGGGTAGCGGCGCCAGCCGGCGCATCGCCTGGCGCCGCTACTTCTGGATCGCCGTCACCGAGTGGCACATCCCTCCCGAGCAGTTCTGGCGCATGACGCTGGCCCAACTCGTGATCCTGGCCGAGGAGTCCTTGTCCGCGCGGCGGCGGGCCGAGCGTGGGCCGGAGCCGCAGCCGGCCAGCCTGGCCGACCTGCAGGCCTGGGGCGCCGGTGCCTGATCTCCCCGACCTCAAGCTCAAGGTCCGCACCGAGGACTCCTCGCTGGACGCGACCGAAGCCAAGCTCAAGGCATTCGGCCTCGCGGCGGACACCCATCTGGCACCGGCCGGACAGGCGTTCGCCCGCTTCGGCGCCTCGGGCGAGCTGGCCTCGCTGCGGATCACGTCCAGCACGGCCAAGAGCCGCAGCGATCTGGAGGCGCTGGGCACCCGAGCCACGGCCTTCGGCGAGGGCCTGGACAAGGACATGCGCAAAGGGCTATCGGGGGTCATCACGCTCGGCGAGGACGGGAGTGCCGCACTGGGTCGGGTCACGCAGAACCTGGACGTGGCAGGCCAGGCCGCGACCCAGGCGACCGGCGGAATGGCGGCCGGGTTCGCCAAGCTGGGGCCGATCGCGGCTGGCGCCGGCGCCGCGGTCATCCCCGTTCTGATCGGGATCGGGGCCGCCGCGGCCCTCGCGCTGGCTCCGGTGATCGCCTTCGGCGTCGGGCTGTCGGGCGCCCTGACAGTCATGGCGACCGGCCTGGGCATCATCGGTGGCCTGGGCGCGGTGATCGTCCTGCTGGCGACCCACTACGCAACGACCACCCAGGCCAGCCAGAACCTGGCCGCGGCGCAGGCCGGGCTGTCCACGGCGACGAATGCGCACACCATCGCCGTCAAAGAGCTCGACACCTTCCTCGCCAACACCAAGGGCCACCGCCTCAGCGCGATCCAGTGGCAGCTCCTGGGCGACCTCCAGAAGAACGTCACCGACACCACGTACAAGCTGGCCGTCGCGCAGAACTCGTTGGCCGCCTCCACGGGTGCGACCGCCAGCCCGGTCGCCAAGCTGAGCCAGCACTTCGGCGAGATGGCGGATCGGTTGGGCCAGAGGGCGCTGCCGGCGGCCAACGCCATCGGCGGCTTCTTGGATCGGCTGATCCCCAGCGTGGAGAAGGTCGGAGGCGCCCTGATCGACGCCTTCAGCGGCCGCCAGGTGTTCCTGCTCGACATCATGGGCAAGATCGCCGAGTCGCTGTTCGGCACCTTCGACAAGCTCGGTCCGGTGATCGGCAAGTTCCTGGGCGCCTTCATCGATCGGGCGCCCCAGATGCAGGCCCTGTTCGGCGAGGTGCTGAGCTTCGGCGTGGGCGCCATCACCGGCCTGCTGACGAACCTGCTGCGCCTCTCGGATTGGTTCTTCACGAACCTGCCCACGATCCGCCCCGTCGCCGCGGCCGTGTTCAACGACCTGGGCCGGCTGGCGATGTGGCTGGCAGACACCGCCTTCCCCGCCATCGTGGCGGCGGGCGCGAACCTCGACAGGATCATCCGCCAGGTCATCGACGCCTTCCAGAAGGCGTGGCCCACGATCTCCCAGGTCGCCGGGCTGCTCGCCGCCTCGCTGGGGCCGGCCCTCCAGGTGGTCAGCCAGCATTCCGACTGGCTGAAGGTCGCCCTGCTCGCCGTCGGCGTCGTGCTGGGCACGGTCGTGGTCGCCGCGGCCGCCGTGGTCGCCGCCGCCGTCGTGCTGGTGGCGATCCTGGAGAAGGTGTTCGACGCCTCGGGCTGGCTCGAGGGCAGGATGCGCGACCTCGCGGACATCATCAAGGGCGCGGTCGGCGATGCCTTTTCGGCCCTCGGAGGCTTCGTCAACGGGCTGCTCGCCGATATCCAGAACGTGGTGACATGGATCGGCAACCTGGCCGACGCCATCCGCCATCTGCCCAGCATCCCCGGCGTGGCCGGCGTGCAGGCAGCCGTCTCGGCGGTCACCTCGATTCCCCACGCCGGCGGCGGCCCGGTCCTGCCGGGCAACGTCTACACGGTCGGCGAAGCGGGCCCCGAGACCTTGGTCGTGGGGCAGTCGGGCGGCTATGTGATCCCGCACGGGCAGGCCCGCTCCGCTGGCGGCACGATCTCAGACGGCACGCCGATCTCGGCGGTGCTGGCGAACGACCAGCAGAGCCAGATGGTGAGCCTGCTGCAGGCCCAGAACGCCCTGCTCGCCCGCATCGACGCCTCCCTGCGCTCTACCCCGCCGTTCTCCAACCGCGCCTACGGGGCCTGATGCCGCAGCCGGTCTTCGCGCTCCAGTCCGGGCGCGCGGTGGCCCGCTTCGGGAACCTGCCGCAGCCCAACGGCCAGGGCACGCTCGGCTACGTTGATCTCAACGACCTCGTCACCTGGCACCTGCAGGACGACTTCATGGCCGATGTCGTGCAACAACTGGTGCTCGGCCAGCAGATGTGGCGCGGCACGAGCTCCAATCTCGGTTCGGACTTCGCGCCGTTGCCGGCCAGCCTTCCGATGGAGTACCGCGAGGCGCCCACGAGCATGGGCGCCGCATTGGCGCCGCTGCTGCTGGCCGGCGAGCAGTGGCTGACCTTCGATCTGGTGACCGGCATCTTGGCCCGCTGCCTGGGTACGGCCGGCCGCAAGACGGTGATCCGCTTCGGAACCCGACGCTGGGCCCTGTCGCTCGCCTTCATGTGTCGGGATCCCTTCTTCCGCGACATCGCCGCCACCACCATCGCCCCTGTCACGCTGAACAGCGGGGCGGTGACGAACTTCAACGTCACCTACGCCGGCAGCGTGTGGACCTCTCCCGTCTGGACGCTCGCGATCCCGAACAGCACCGTCGCCATCGCCGCCCTCACGATCTCCAACACGATGAGCGGGGAGGTGCTGACGATCTCCTTCCCGGGCAGCCTGCCCGCTGCGACCGCCGCCACCATCACGATCGACACGGGAGCCATGGCCGTGACGGACGCCGGGGGACGCAGCTACGACGTCTCGGGGACCGCCTTTCCGCTGCTCTATGGGCCTGCCGGCACCGTGCAGCAGATCCAGGCCACCCTGATCCCGGCCAGCGGCACCGCCGTGGGCTGCACGATCGCCGGGTCCTATCAGAACCGCTGGCTCATCTGAGGAGGTAGGCGATGCCCTTCCCGACCTCGGTGGACATCCTCGTCGACGGAACCACCGTGGAGCACGCCAGCCAGGTCCAGGGGCCGCAGCGGATCACCGTCGGCCCCGTCTGGGTCAACGTTAAGTCGGACCAGTACGGCGCCCTCGGCGACGGGGTCACCGACGACACGACGGCACTGGCGGCCGCCCTGACGGCGGCGGCGGGAGCCGGCGGCCAGGGCAGCGGCGGGATCGTCTACATGCCCCCCGGCACGTACAGGATCAGCGCGCGACTGGTGGTCCCCTACGGCGTCGAGCTGCGCGGCTGCGGACGCTTGACCACGACCATCACGGCCCTGGGATCGTTCCCGACCTCCACCGAGCTGATCCGGCTTGGGGACCTCAGCGGCAACATCGGGGTCGGGTGCCGCATCCGGGGCGTGGCGGTCGACTGCAACAACATCGCCGGCTCGACGGGCATCTACAGCGAGCGGATCAACGAGAACAGCGGCGTGTACGAGTGCATGGTGCGCAACTACGGCGCCTACGGCATCAGGATCAACCAGCCGGCCTCCGGCGGCGTGCCGCAGAACTGGAGCATCGACGACGTAGAGATTTTCAGCGGGACCGCCACCGGCGCGACCGCCATCGGCCTGGCCGTCACGGCGACCAGCCTCTCGGACCCCTTTCGGGAAATCTCCCGCGTCACCATCTTCGCGAGCGGGTCGACGCAGCTCACGACCGCGATGAAGATCGACGGGGCGAGCGGGGGCTTGGTGCGCGAGATCCACATCGAGAACGCGGTCAACGGCATCCTCGTGGGCGCGGTCTTGGGTTGCTTCGGCCTGACCTTCATCTCGCTCACGGGCAACCCGAACGTCACCAGCCTCCTGGTGGTCTCGAACGCCACCTCGCAGGACTCCATCGTTGCCATCGGCGTCAACCCGCAGGGCGGGACCAACGGGATCGTGGACCAGCTCCAGGGCGTCACGGTCCCCAACCAGGTCGGTCTCTACGCCTTCGGGACCGGCGGCACCAACGCCTGCCCGATCTTCACCACCGACGTGAACTTCCCCACCCGCCTCTCGCGGGTGGTGGTCCGCAAGGATTTGGCCCGCAGCGTCCAGACCATCGCCTTCGCGGCGACCATCACGCCCGACGCCACGGCCGGCGAGATCGTCCTGGTGGGCACCCTCACGGCCGCAATGACGGTCGCCAACCCAACCAACAGCCTGGCCGGCCAGTACCTCGTCTTCCGCTATACCCAGAACGCCACGGGCGGGTGGGTCGTCACCTACGGCGCCAACTACCGGACAGGTGGCGCCGTGGCCGCCGTGACCACCTTGAGCACGGTCACGATCGACACGTTCGCGTGCGAGAACGGCACCATCTGGCGGCTGGTCTCGCGCACGACGGGCCAGGCCATCTGAGGTGGCCACCGCCTTCACCGGCTCGC